GTCGATTCCGTGCTGTGCGCCGGTCTGGATGTCAAGCGGATCAGATGCCCCCAAGCCGTCAGCCCTAACCTCAAAAGGCCCCATGCGAACCAGAGCGGCAGAGGTTACCGGGGTAACCAGTTCAGCACTGATGTAGTCTGTTCCGTTGTGAAGCAAAGCGCCTTCGAGCTCATCGGCTGCCGCCGTGCTACCGCTGATGCTTGCCACGTTGCTGTTCTGGATTGAATAACCAATCGAACCAGCGGTGACATAAGAGGAACCAACTGCATCAAGCACCGCTGCGGCTGTCTGCGCTGCCGTCAATCCACCACTTGAAAGTGTAACGGTCAAGACTGCTCCGTTCGTGCCAGAGGCACCACGCACCACGATCGTGACATCAGATGCACCAGCCGCGAAAGCGGCGTTAGGGACATCCAAACGATACACGCCCGGCACAAGGCTAGAATCAATCTCAGCAAAGCCACCAGAAGTCCACGCGCCTGTTGCTGTCTGCGTGACCAGCGTTATAGCCACCGGAGCGGATTGATTGCGGACGTAGTAAGCCGCTAGACCGGAGGTCGCAAAGGTGAGCCCTGTAGCACCAAGGTAGAGTTCAATGCTTTGTGATGTGCTGGCTGGTGCAATGGTGATTGTGGATGCGTTCCGCTCTGTTGGGTTGTACTGCCCGATACCTGAGAGACTCCTGTAGGTTGCCGAGCCAGTATCTGGCGTTGCACCTGTCCACGCTACGCCATACATATCAGATGCCGGTGCGCCTGTTGACGTACCTGCCGCTGTGTTTGGGCCACCAAAGATAGGCGAAAACATCTGAAACGTGCCAAGGTTGTTTTGTAAATAGTAAGGAAGTATAAGTCCGTGACTAAATGTTGTTGTAGATGTTGCACTGGTCGCTACGGCATTAAGGTTTACACTATTGCCTATGAAACGATTATAAGTTTGTGTCACTCGATTTGATGTATCAGAATAAATTCCGTATACACACCCCCAGAATAAACAGTTTGTAACAGTACTTAAAAATGACGCACTTCCACCGGTATTTGATATTGCAGCACTAGCCCGAATACCAATAAATGAACAGTTAAACACGTTCATTTGAATTGTGGTATTTCCTAAACCCAATCTAGAATTCATAAAAATACTATTTGTAATGCTCGTAGAATCTGCAACATTACCACCAGTAATAATTAAAAGTGATTCACCACCAAAAAAAACGCATTTATTGACTGTTAAATTTAAAGCAGTTGCGGATGGTGAGGTTAGATTTAATAAACCAATGAACGGCGGACTGGCAACGTACCCCATAGCAAACTGACAGTTAACAAATGTCGTGTTTGTGCTAGTAGTAAAAGTTAAGGTTCCTCCATCAAAATAGATATTTTGAAAACTCAGATAATTTTTTGTTGTAGCCGTTAGTAATACAGTTGATGATACTGCTCCAGCTGAAGTATAAGCGGTTAGTGTAACTGGCCCTGCTGAAATCCCACTGAATTGCGATGCTGTTGGGTCACCAATAATCGATGTTGTAGCAGTCGCTGAGGTCATACCAACCGTGACCGATTCGTTGTATGAACCGGGAGCGATGTAGACCGTATCACCAGATGCAATTCCGGATGCGCCTAATGCTTTGGCTATCGTTTGCCACGCAAGTCCAGAGGTCGAACCAAGTCCAGTATTTGCGTTATTACCGTCAGGTCTTACATAATACGTGGCCATCAGTTAGCCCTTCCGTTCACAATTTGTTGAGCCATAACGACTGCAAATTGATTGGAATAGTTCTGCTGAAATTCTGCATTCTGCAAAACCCACCAACCAAATATGCTTGTGCCATTTTCACCAAACGTTCCAAGAATATTCCCGTCATTGTCGGTGATATCACCAAAGACAATCCAGTCACCCGCCACGTCCGGGTTAGGCTCCAGCCGATAGTTCTGGAAGTTCATTTGCCCACCTTCAGTGCATTCATCCCTACACCCTTGAACGGCATCGTCAAGAACGCCAGCACACTACTCAGCGCAGCGGAGACACCAGCCGCTACCGCCTTGCTCCCGTATAGTGCCAGCACTGCGCCCAGCTCGCTGAGGTCGTGTGCTTCGCTTGTCCTGATGCCATCACCGAATACGGAAGTGAAGGCAGCTACGAAAGCCACGATCACAACGACCACCAACCGCTTGATGCTTATGCTACCCATGTCGTGCCTCCAGTGCGGCTACTCGCTCGCTCAGTCTTGCTATCGCCTTCTTGATAATGACTAGATCCGCTTCGGTCTGCTTGGCATCATGAACCAGAATTCTGATGTCGCTCTTGATATCAAAAAGCATTTTGTACAAGCCGCTGATACTTGCTATCAAGGGAATGACTATCACCGCTCCAAGTTGCATCCATTCTGCCATCACGCTGTACGCTCCACTAATCCTACGTGCTGAACGAGCAACTCGGTTTGTCCAAAGTCTGACCCGATGACATCGTAATAACGGGCATCATCACCCACCCGGTAAACCCTATCCTGCGGCATCACGTCAGCACCGACAGCAACTATCAGCGTCCACTGTGCAGATGGCTGGATGCCACCGCCTACGATTGATTCTGTGTCGCTCTGGTTGGTTAGCCTGGCGTTGTACTCTGCAACCTTGCGCCATGTTTCAATAGCACCGCCCCTGCCATCTTCTGTAAGCGTGAAGCGGTGAATCTCTACCCGGTCTTGGCAGAGATTGCGTACCATGCCAGCGCTGATGGTTGCGCGTAGGATAGGACTCATGCGAACACCAGGGGTCTATATCGCTCTGCCATGCTTAGGCAGTGTGCTTTGAGTTGGGAAAGCTTCACATCGCTGGTGCCTTCCTTAGCATCGATATCACTAGCGCAACGACTGGCCTTTATCATCCACGCTTGCCGGGTTGCTGTCCTGACATCGTATCTTTCCACGTTGATCGGGCCTTGGTCAACCCACATCAGGGTTGGGTCACCGGTGCCATCTTCGAGGGTATAGCCCTTGACTTGGTAAGGAGAATAAACCGGATAATCAGGTTGTGTCGTGCCTGATGTTCCAGCAACTCGGCACTCGTAGACCCGCCCGTTGGGCGTTGTAGGCACTACACGGTCACCGACAGCATAGGTGGTGCTAGCCGTCCAAGTGCTGAACCGTGAGTAGGAATCCAAGATGCTCCCTATGTCGGTGGTGGACATCTGCGGATAGGACTGGGCATCCACAAAAAGTGATACCTGCGCTATCGCTTCGGCTCGTGTCATCATACTTTCACTATCCCACATAAAAGAAAACCCCCGGCACGTCTGCCGAGGGCTTGAGATAAGAACCGCTAGGCTTATGTAGCTGCGGATGCTCCAACGATAAGCGAGCCAGGGACACGGCTGGATGCCGTAGCGTTGACGTTGCCAATGTCGAAAGCCGAGAATGCGAACCGCTCTGTGGCTTTGAATGCCAACGCGTCTTGATTGAAGTAATACTGGTCGCTTACCTCAATTGTAACCGTACGGCGATCACCGAACGCTGTACCCATGCTCAGGTCACCAAGCAGGATGTAAGGCGTGGTTGCTGCCAAGGTCTTAGCCATGTTCTGCACGAAAACAACTGGATACCCGTAAAGCATAGGTGTAGGACCATACGCATTCTGGATGTCCATGATGGAGTTCCCGCCGAGTGCATCAAGCAAAGGAGCGATGGCGTTGTACCAAATCTCACGATGCATGAACCACTTTGCGTTAGCGGCATATGTCGGGAGCTTTGCGACCATGCCCTTAAGGTTCGCAAGTGTCGGGCTGTAGGTGATTGTCTGCCCGGTTGTAAATACCTGCAGCGATGCAATGTTAGCCTTGGTGGCGTTAAGGTTGTAGACAGCATAGAGAATGCCATCAAGACCAGACGTAGAATCGACAGCATTGTTGAAAACAACACGGTCTTCTTCCTTAGCCAAGACATAAGCCATGTCACGAGCAAGTGTTGCGCCAAAGTCAATGATCGAGTCTTCTGCCAGTTCCTTGGAAACCTGAGTAAGAACAGATGGTTTCTTCGCGACAAGGTTGACCTGTGCAAATGTAAGGTCGGATGCCGTGATAGCGGTATTCTCTCCCGGATAGT